GGGCCAATGACCCGGCGTATGGCAACCCGGAGACCATGAAATATGTGGGTCCGTGGGAGCAGGTTCTGCAGGCAACGGGCTTCCGGGGAAAAGTGTATGAGCCCATGATTGAAATGCAGCCCGACCCGAACGGCGGTTTTATGCCGCTAGAAGTTGGGCAGCAATATACGCCTCAAGCCAAGGCGGCCATCGATAGCCTTCGCGCCTCTGGCTACGACCTGCGCTGGAAGCACCCCGATCGCCGCACGTTCAACACTTACTGGGGTCTGGTAACGCCAGAAGGCAACGTCGAAGACATCAAGATTGGAGGCTCCGACATCGGCGACATGATCAAGCCGATGATCAAGGTCTTCGGCGCCGGCCTCGGGTTGGCCGGTCTTGGCGCGGGCATCAATTCGCTGTTGGGCGGCGCTGGGGCTGGAGCGGGCGCAGGTGCAGGTGCCGGCAGTGCACTGGGCATTGCAGAAGCTATGGCGCCTGGCGTGATTGCGCCGGCAACCGCTGCGGAAATGGTGGGCGTCAATGCGCTTCTGGGGGGGACCGGCGGCGCGCTGACCGCGGCGGACTTGGCGACTTTGCCGTCGGATGTGCTGGGGCAGATCAGCCCGCCGCCGCAGACTCAGGTCTATGACCTTGCGCCGCTCAGTAACCAGACCGTCACCAACGTCATGGCGCCCAACGTTCAAGCGCCGGCAACTGCACCCACGACGCCGTCTGTCAACGCGTTGACCGGGGGCGCGTACGAGAACCTGACGCCAACTGAACTGTTGCAGTTGGACTACTTGACGACGCCCACGTCGGCTATGACTCCGCTGCCGACGGCAACATCAACGGTGACGCCGCTGGCAAACCTGCCGCCGGGATCAACGGTCACGCCGCCAACGTTTGAGTTTGGCACGTTGGCTGACCCCACTGCGGCGATTACGTCAACGCCCCCTTCGGTGGGCACGATTGCTGATCTGGCGGGCATTCCGGCAGATGCCGGTTTTGCTGCCGGCATGGGCGTTGACGCGGGCATGGCGGCGCTCAACGCTGGGGTGACTGGTGCTGGTACTGCGGTAACTGGTCTTGGTGGCGGAGGCGGCGCTACTGTTCCCACCGCCGCAGACGTTGCTGCTACTGGCGCAACCGGCGCCGCTGGAGCCGGCGCCGCTGGGGGTGGCGGCGATTTTCTTTCCGGCATGTCTGATGTCGCGGCCGCCGAAGGGGCCGGCGTTGCGGGCACGGGCATTTTGACGAGCGGCACCAACATTCCGTCAAATGTTCTGAGTGGCGGCAGCCTCCTTGACAAAGCCGTCAAACTCGTCACCAGCCCCGTCGGCCAGGCCGTCGTAGGCGGCGTCGGCAGCGTCGTCGGGGGCGTGCTGGAAGCCAACGCTGCAGAGAAGGCCGCAGAAACGCAGTCGCAGGCTGCGGCAAACGCGCTCGCTTTGCAGCGAGAGATGTTCGAGTACCAGAAAGGCCTGCTGGAACCGTACCGCACTGCCGGCACAAAGGCGCTGGAGCGCCTGTCCGGTGCAATGGGCTTCGGCGGCCAAGGCTCGCAGCAGCAGATGCTGGAGATGGACCCGGGCTACGGGTTCCGTCTGGGCGAGGGGCTGAAAGCGCTGGAGCGCATGCAGGCTTCGCGGGGCAATTTCCTGTCGGGCGGTGCGATGAAGGCCGGTCAGCGGTTTGCGCAGGATACGGCGTCGCAGGAGTATGACCGGGCGTTTGGAAGACTCTCAGATATTGCGGGCATCGGCCGATCTACTAGCACCCAGATGGGCAACGCGGCGTCCGGATTTGGCACCTCTGCCGGCAACATCATGGGCCAAGAAGCCAACGCGCTGGCGGCGGGGCGGATGGGGCGAGCCTCGGCTTACACTGGGGCCATCGGCGGGGCGCTGAACTCGTTCCAGAACTATCTGAACCGGCAGCAAGAAGAACGCCTCGTCCGAGACATCTTCGGGCGCACCCTTGGGGGCTGAAATCATGCAACTTGACACCCGATTGCCCCTGATGGCCGGCCAACGGCAGCCGATGCAGTTTGCGCCTGAGTCGCAGTTGCAGACGCTGTCGCGGATTGCGCCTGGGATTAATGCGCTGCGGGGGGTGCAGCAGCAACAGATGGAAACTGCCGAGGCTGTGCGCAAGCAGCAGGCGTACCAGCAGTTTCAGTCTGAGGTCGCCAAGGCGTTTCCAGGCGGCGTGAAAGAACTGGCTCGCGTTTTTATGACGCAGGGCACGACCCCTCAACACTTTGAAGTCGGCCAGAAGCTGATGCAGACGGCGATGGAGGAGGACGAGCGCCAAAAGATTTTTGGTGGTGGTGCCGGTGCGCCTGCGATGGCCGAGCAGCCTGCCGCCATGCCGGCTGCAGCACCCGAAGCAGTGCCAGAGATGGGCGTTGGCGCTGCTGGTGGCGCTCGGCCTGTGAACGCCATGATGGCACAGGCTGCGCCTGCGCCTATGGGTGCGCCTGCCGCGCCCGCAAAGATGCTGGATTACGCCGGCCGGCAGTATTCGTCGGAGCAAGTCGGGCAGATGCTGCAAAGCAGAAACCCGCAGTTGCAGCAGCTTGGGCGGTCAATTGCGGATGCAAACAAGCCCAAAGCGGATCGAGAATTTGCACCGTCAGAAATCTCGCGTTTGCAGCAAGAGATTGCTCAGTTGCCGGCAGGTGATCCGCGAAGGACTCCGCTGGAGCAGCGAATTCAGATGCTGACGACGCGCCCGCCAGCGGCATCAACCAACGTGCAGGTAAATTTGCCTGACCTTGAGAAAAAAGAGCGCCAATCCAAGGGCGAGTTTAACGTCAAGCTCTACGAAACAATTTCTCAAGCGGCTAGGCTTGCAGCAAGAACTTTGCCGGCAATTGATACGCAGATCAATATTCTTGACCAAGGATTCAGAACTGGCTTTGGCGCCGAAGCGCAAAAAGCAGCGGCATCTGTGCTATCTGCTCTCGGCGTTCCTGAGGCAACAAAGTACGCGTCGGACGCTCAGGCTTTTACTTCGGCCCTCAATCAAATGGTGCTGCAGCGCCAGCTTGAACAGAAAGGCGCGCAAACCGAAGCCGACGCACAGCGCATTACGCAAACAGCTTCGCAACTTGGCAACACAAGAGAAGCCAACCGATTTATTTTGGACGTCACCAAGGCGCAAAGCAAGCGCGACATTGAGCAGAGGTCGTTTTGGGACAAATGGTGGAAAGAGAATAAGACGTACGAGGGCGTTGAGGATGCTTGGTACGCTGGCGATGGTGGAAAGTCTCTGTTTGATCGTCCAGAACTTCGTAAGTACGTGCCGCAACCTGCGGCCGCCGCGCCTGCGCGTGCGCCGCAGACTGGTCGGCCGGCTGGCGTTGGCGCTGACTGGACGCTGAAACAAGACGCCAAAGGCAATCGAGCGTGGGTCAGTCCTGATGGCAAGCGTTTTGTGGAGGTCAAGTAATGGCGTTCGACCTTTCAACTGCCAAGCCGGTTGAACAAGAGCTCGCCTCGGGCTTTGATCTTGCCACCGCTCGGTCTGCGTCAGAAGTCCCCGGCCCACGACGCCGCGCTTCTACGATGGACATCATCACCAGCGCGCCATATCGCGCCGTCGCTGGTGCGGCAGACATTTTGCTGACGGCACCAGAAAACGTGGCCAATCTTGCCAAGATGGGATTTGGTACGGCAGCTACCGCGCTAGGAAGACCTGACCTTGCGCCAGAAGTCACCGCACCTCGTCAGCCCGTTGCAGAGGCGTTCAAGCGTGCCGGCCTGATCCGCGAGCCGCAGGGCGAAACCACCGCGGGCCAACGGGTGCTTGACGTTGCTCTGCAGGGCGCGACAGGCGCTATTACTGGGGGGGCTAGCGCTATTGGTCAAACCGCGAGAACGCTGCCACAACTGGCGCGCGCTACGACCGGCATGGGCGCAACTGGTGCTGCGGCCGGCGCGGCAGGCCAAGGTGTCACTGAGGCTACTGGGCAACCGTTGCTTGGTGCCGCAACCTCTATGGCAATTCCGGGGGCCGCCATCAGCGCGGCGCAGGCTCGGCAGGCGTCACTGCAAGCCCAGCAGTCTCGCAACGCTGTGCGCGATTTGACGCTACGACAGGCGCAAGCTGAGGGCTACATTGCAACGCCCGGAAGCATTACGCCATCAACCCAAAACGTGCTGGCGGAACGCCTTGGGGGCAAGACACGAACGCAGCAGGAATTTGCTGTTCGCAACCAAGAAGTGACAGATCGTCTTGCGCGAAGGGCTCTTGGCTTGCCTCCAGATGCAAGGCTTGAACGCAACACAACGCAGCAGATTCGCAGGGACGAATTTCAAAGAGGATACGAGCCGCTCAATCGAATTGGAGCGGTGAGAACCGATCAGGATTTTGACAACGCTTTGAACAATGTGTTGCAGGCGTACACCGGCCCTGGTCGGTCTTTTCCTGGAGCCATTCCGCAACCTGTTGTTGATCTGGTCAATTCGTATCGCGTGGGGCAGTTTAATTCTGCAGACGCCTTGCAAGCCACTAGAACGTTGCGAGAGCAGGCCAACGCCAACATTTCTCGCGGTGACAACGCGCTTGGTTTGGCGCAAAGAGCCGTCAGCAATGCGCTTGAAGACCAGATTGAGCGCTCGTTGCAACAGGCCGGCAATCCAAACGCTCAGGCCATGCTTGAGCAGTTCCGGGCATCTCGGCAGCGCATGGCAATCAGTCACGCGGTAGAAGACGCCATCGTCGAAGGCGGGGGGTCCGTCAGCGCAAGGCAGCTCGCCAATGATTTGCAAACCAGAGGCAGATACTTCAGCGGCGACCTAGACCTGATCGCACGATTTGCCAACATCTCGCGGCCGGTGATGGTGCAACCTGGCGTCCAAGGCACCCCGGGATCGCAAACACTGTTTGGCTACATGGGCGGCGGCCTCGGCGCTGCGGGTGGCTACGCTATGGGCGGGGCGCAGGGGGCAACCCTTGGTGGCGCGGTGGGAGCAATGGCGCCGGCAGCAGTTTCGGCTGGAGCAAGGCGCTATCTCAGAAGCGGTTTGGCGCAGCAGAGAGCAATTCCGACCTACGACTCGCCAACGGTTAACGCACTGGCGGCCCAAAACGAAGCACTTTTGCGTGCAGCGATGGGCATTCCGACGTTCACTAATCAGCCCACAAACGCCTTGATTGACTGATGGACACTCAAGCCCTCTTCAACATCGCAGTGTCTCTGGCCGGCGTTTTGGGAGGCTGGATACTGAACAACATTTGGCAATCAATTAGACTTCTTGACAAGGACGTCAGGCAAATGCCGCATGTCTACGTTGCCAAAGAAGACTACAAGGCCGACATAAGTGAAATTAAGTCTATGTTGGCTAGGATTTTTGACAAACTGGAAGCAAAGGCCGACAAATGAACGCAGTCATCATTCAAGCTTTGGTTCGCCACATCTTGACCGCCGTTGCGGGCGGTTTTGCCGTCAGATATGGAATTGATGGCGGTACAATTGATGCCATCATAGGAGGCGCTGCTGCTGCTGCTGGCGTGGGTTGGAGTGTGTACGACAAGCGTCGCCAGTAATGGACTGGGCCGAATACCCAAACTTCCGCTCTGCGGAGTTCCGCTGCCGGCACTGTGGGCGCGAGAAGATGCAGCCGGCGTTCATGGAGCGCTTGCAGTCGCTGCGCAACAAGTTCGGCCCGATGGTCATCAGTTCGGGCTGGCGCTGCTCTGATCATCCTATAGAAAAAGCCAAGACGCATCCGGGCATGCACTCTACCGGCATGGCTGCCGATGTGGCGGTGCAGGGCGCTGACGCTGTGCGTTTCCTGCGTTTAGCGCTGGGGCTAGGATTCACCGGAATCGGCGTACAGCAAAAAAGCACAGGCCGGTTCATCCACCTTGACTTGCGGGCCGTGCCGGCGATCTGGAGCTATTGAAACGCAAAGATTGCCGCCATGACAGCAATGACGATGACGATGCAGATGATCTGCTCAACGATGATCGCAGCAGCGTCGTCAAAGTCTTCGGCTCCGAGTTCGGTGCAGACTTCGGCAGCCTCGGGATAGCGACCCTGCTGGTCGCAGCCGGTGGGAAGGCGGCTCATACCTGCGGCCAAAACAGCAGCACGCCGACAGCGGCCAGCACGGCGCACACAATGATGTCGATGGTCAGAGCAATGTCCACAGCAGGGCTCCCAGTGCGATGCACGCAATGATAACTGCGGGCGCTGGAATGTAACGCGAACGCGGCTCCGCGATGTTGTAGCCCGTGGTGAACGTGCAGTCGGCCAGCGTGCGTGGGGCGGTGAGGTGGCTGGGTTTCATGGCGCTGTTTCCTCGATGAGACGGGCGATATGCCCGCCGTAGTTGGTGCGCGGGTGGTCGCGGTCGAACTCGCGGGCAATCTGGACGCAGCGCTGGCGTTCGGCGGCTGCGCCGTTCTCGCGCTCTGCTTCCATTGCCAGCTTGATCACAAACTTCGTCGCCGCCTCAAAACGCTTTTCAAGCGCAATGGCAAACCGCTGAAAGTGCGCCTCGTTGCCCCAGTGCTGGCCCGCAGTTTCGTTCATCAGGGTGGCGATTTCGTCTTTGGTCATGTCAACCCCGCCATTCCAGCCCTGCCCGCGCCTTGGCATACGCTTCGCGTATTGCCCTGCTGAACCGCACCTGAGTAGTTTGCACAGCCTCCCATGCCCTGCGCTGTCTTGCGGCGTAGATGTACCAGGGATACAGGCGGTCTTTGATCTTGCGGATGCGGCGTCTCATTTGTTCCTCGCTCTGATTTCTGCTGCACACCGTTGCGCGATGCCCTCGATGCTTGCGTGTTGGTCGCAGATGTCGGCGCAGGCGGCGCGCTCTGCTGCGGCGACGAGGGCGGCGAAGCGTCTAAATCGCGCCACCGATTGCCCAGCAATGTCCTGTCGACCAGAAAGATGATTGGTGATTGGGAAGCCCGCTTCCCGCGCCATGCGCAGGATGTCTTCTTGGGTCATATCCTTGCCCTCTCCGGCCACGATGCGGGCCGCTCGGTCCATTCGATGGCACATGGAGGTTGAAAATCTTTGATGCCGGCTGACAATTTAATACTCCAAGGCTTTTCTCCTTTGTAGCAAGGAACGCTCCAGAACTTTCCGTCCCACCAACGTATGGCATCGCGGTCGCGGGATATGCTCGCTGGCCACCAGCCGATGCTGGGCGGCGGGCCTTTGTGCCATGTGGTCATGTCTTCCCCCTAATCCACCGCCACAGCGGCAACAGCGTCAATCCGTTGGCGAAGCCGCGCAGAAAGGCGCGGAGTTTCATGCTCCCTCCACTTTGGCGATGGCGGCGCTCACTCTGTTGTAGTCGTCGTCGTGCACCACTGGCATTGTTTCGGTAGCGTGGGCCAGAGCAAGTGCGGCCTCTCGCAAAGCCTTCCGTAGTTCCTGATTCACCGTCTCCAGTTTCTCAATTCGCTGCTTCAGCACATCCGCCCGGTGCATACCGAGTTCGTAGGTTTGTTTGGTCTCTTGCACCCACTGAGTCTTTTCGGTCCACTCGTTGTAACCGCGTTCAAACTGGTGCAGCCGGCGCAGTTCGGCTGCGGCTTCGGGTCCGCAGTCGCTAAAGCCAGCCGCAAGAGAATCAGCCAGCCGCAATGCCGTAGGCATGTTTTTGCTTTCGCAAAGGGCTTCGGGTTGGTTACTCATGGTTCTTCTCCTTCAGCGCCTGCTCGACGGCGCGAGCAACTTCTCTCGGCGTCAGTTGCGCGTACCCAAGCTCCGCTGCCACAGCGTTAATCTCCTCATCCGTCAGCGACTGCCACTCGCGGCGGGGTGGGTGGGCGTAGAGTGGATTCCATGCACCCGACTCAGCATTGGCTGGCAGCTTCTTGCGGAAGTGCGCAGTGTTCAACCACTGCCACGCCATCGGCTCCTGCTCCTCCGGGCGATCACGCATGTCGATCTGCCCAGCAATAAAGCCCTTACGATATTCGTCCACAGGATCAGGCAATGGCTGCGCCAGCGCGGCGCGGAGGGCGGTGATCTCCTCTTCCAAATCCCAGAAATTCTTGGGAAACGCAGTAATCTTCTCCAACGCCTCCAGCGCCTGCTGGGCGGCTTCTCGTAGGGTGGTCATTCCGCTTCCTCCTTCCTCTGCCGAGCCTCATAGGCCAGCACATCGGCAAGCCGGTACATCACGCGCCCCTGCTGGGTGCGGCCAAGCCGGATGAACGCCGGCCCGCGCTGATTGGCGCGCCAGTGGCGCACGGTGCGCTTGGTCACGCGCCATCGCTCGGCCAGTTCCTGCTCGGTCAGCAGGGTGTCATTCGTCGTCATCAGCGCTCTCCTCGGCAAACCACCAGTCCTCGATCTCGGCAGCGATGTCGTGCGCCTTGCCGGCGGCCTCGCCGTGCTCCGGGTGGCTGAGCAGCGGAAACGACAGTTCGTAGATCGCCACCAGCAGGCGGTCAATGTGCTCGCGGGCGGTGCGTGCGCGGTCGTCTGCAACGGCATACATGTCCTGCACGGCCTGCAGGCGGTAGTGCAGCGCCGCCTCGGCTTGGGTCATCACTGGGGTGCTCATACGGCGCCCTCCTCGGCGCGGATCTGGTTGGTGCGACGAGTTGCCGCCTCAATGACTTGCTTTCGTTCTTCGCTTCCCTTTGGTAGCCGGTTGATGTCAATGCGAAGCAACTCTAGGCCCTCCATCGTGCTGGCAAGCTCAATCTGCTCCAGCAGGGCGTTGACGCTTACCGTAGACGCGGGCGGCGGCGGTACCACAGGAGGCTTTGGCGGCGGCGGCGCTACCGGCGGTTTGGGAGTAGCGCGGCGCTCTTGCCTTTCGTCTTTTTTCTCCTCCTCGTGACCGGACTCCAACGGCAGCTTGGCCCATAGCTCGTAAGCAAGGCCGAACGTCATAGCCGCCGCCAAGCAAACGCCTCGACGATGCGTATCCGTCAGGTCGCGCGCCGTGATCTTGTCGCGCTGGATTGCGGCGTTACGCGTATCCATGACGGCTTGCGGGACTGCGGGCGTGACCTGCTCACCATTGCGGAAACGGATCAGCAAATAACAACCAACAGGCGCCGCATGCAGCAGGCTTCCCTCTGCATTGGGAACCGTCTCTGGCAGCCAACCGGGCGCGTGTTCTCGCAGAAGCTGCAAGGTGCGCGACCAGTTGATGTAGGAGGCTTTGAAACTGCCGGCGCCGATGGTTTCCACCAGATCGTCCGTGGCAACTCCGGCTAGATTGGGAATTTGCACGTTTGCTCCTCAGCGGCTGACGCGATCAATGTATTCTGCGGCAGCCATTGCGGCGGCTGCGTCTTGGGTGCGCCGGCCACCGGGCAGAACCCAACCTTCCGGCAGCGCCATGCCGTTGCGCAGCGTGCAGGCTTGCGCCCACAGGATGCGAGCAGCACCGAAGCGCATGTTGTTGGGGTGGAAGAACTCTGCGGCAGAGGTTTCCAGCGAAGGGGTCGGTTCGTTTTTGCGGGTCATGGGTGTTCTCCTCAGTGAAGCGAGCCGCAAGGCGAATGCAACTCGCCCAGGTTCATCAGTCGGTCAGGCCGGCGGGTTCGTCGGCGGGGACGGCTTCGGGCAGGCCGACGGTCTCCACCATGACGCCGGAAGCCATCAGCGTGATGATGTCGTCGTGCGTGGCGGGCGCGATCACGAACTGCGGCGTGACGTGGCGCAGCACGTCTGCTGCGGTGTAGGCCCGCACCAGTCGCTCGTTGCCCTCCGCGTCCATTACGGTCCAGGCCTTCAGGGTGCGCACATAGGGGCGCTTCTTGGTATCGCTCATTTCTTGCTTTCCGCGAGACGCCGCAGCGCCTCGACTTGAATGCCGACCTGCTGCAGAAAAGACGTAACCTTGGCTTCCAGGTCAGCAATGAAGCCAGGGTCACGGTTGATCCGCTGAATGTGCAACTGCAGTTCAGCGGGCATCCGGGGATCGTAGGAAACGAAATCGCACCATTGGCGGCCAGTGATCCACATCTGACCCTGCACCTGAGCGGTGTGCTCGTCGGGCATGCCACGCAGCAGCGTTTCGATATGCACGGCGCTGTTGTACGGACACTTGATCTCGATCAGCCCGTCCCAGTCCACCAAGCCATCCGGGCTGCAGCCCGCCAGCAGCGTGTCGTGCGCGACGAAGCCGGTTTCCTCGACGCTGGTGCCGGTTGCGCGCTCGTAGGCCGCACGCGCTGCGGGCTCCTGCTCGGTGCCCCACTGCATGGCGGCGGTGGCGTAACGCTGCACCGGCTGCTGCGTCAGGCGCTCGACAACCAGTTCGGTTAAGTAGTCGAGTTGCGCTTGCATGGGGTCGCCTGGCAGGTTGTCTTTCTTCTGCTTTTCCGTCTGCTTCTTGGTAGCAATGGCGTCCTTGAACCGGGACGCGGTGGCCTTGCCGACGCGGGCGGCGTACCAGTCGGCATCACGCTGGGTGGCGGTTTCGAGGATCACGGCTGCCGCTCCTCGTCAATGATGCTGATCTGCTCCGGGCTGTCGTAATCGTCAGGAAACAAAACGATCTTCGTCTCGCGACCGTTTGCGTCGGTGATGATGATGTGGCGCCAAGTGACGCCCTCAGCGAGAGAGCGCTTGTCAACGCGCACGCTGACAATTTCGTGAACATTGATGGTCGTGGTCATCTCAGACCTCCCAGTCATACGGGTCAGAATCGGGCTCGCTAGACGCAAACATCGCGTCCGCGATCTGCTGCACCCGGTGCTCGTTGTGCGCCAAGAAGCGCGATTGCAGCTCGAAACGAGCCGCATCGGCCTGAGCCCGCGTGCCGGCGAACAGGCACGCCAGCAGGACGTCTGCGTGAGCCGTGGCCATGTCTTCCTCGCGGACATTCATGACGTCGAACGCGGCACCCTCGCGGGCTTGGCTGACGACGCTGAGCCACAGTTGCCAGTCCGCAGGGCAGGCCAGCAGGTGGTCGCGGGCCTCGGCTTCGTTCGGGTGATCGCCGGCATACCCGGGAGGATACGTAGGCCACGTGGCTTCATCGCCAGGCCCGTAGGTTGTCGTGTACATTCGTCAACTCCTGTGTCGCGCTCGCATCGGCGCCGACGCATCATGCCACTTTGTGCCGCCCCGTGACTATTGTTGACAGAATTGCGGGGTCATTCTGCGCCGGTTGACTGCCGGCAGTCGGCGGGCTGACACTTGCGGCCCCGACAGGAGGACAAAGTGACCCCCCGACAACGCGACGCACTACACATCGTCATGACCCACCAGCCGGTGACGACGGCAACCCTGGCCGCCCACTTGGGCGTGCAAAAAAACGCCGCCAACAGATACCTGCTGCATTTGAAGCGGTCCGGCCTAGTGGTCGCGGATGCGATCAACAAAAACAACGTTTGGTACCGCGTAACGGTCCAAGCGGAGGTAGGCGCGACCGCGCGGCAGGCGTATGAGCAGGCGCCCTCAGTCTGGGCGTATGCGGCGCGGTGCGCGCAAGGGGCGAAGCGATGAGGGGCCGCCGCACCCTGCGAGAGGTCATGCAGGATCACCAGCGCAGCGAGGACACCCTCGCCGCCATCTGGGGTAAGCCGCGGCGTGAACTGCCGATACCGCCAGAGCCTCGGAAGCGCGCCCCAGCGAAGCCCAGCGGCGAGCCGTCAGAGGCGCAGATCCTGAGGGCGATCTTGGCGCTGCTGCGGTCGCATCCGGCCGTCGCCAGCCACTGGCGGCAGAATTCCGGCACCTTCGCGGAGCGCAACCGGGACGGCTCGACGCGGTATATCCGCGCGAATACCGCCAAGGGAATGAGCGACATCATGGGCGTCCTGAAAGACGGGCGCACGCTTGCCATTGAGGTCAAGTCGCGCACTGGGCGCATGCGGCCCGGGCAGGAGGAGTTCCTCGCCACGATCCGCAGCGCCGGTGGCGTGGCTGGGGTTTGCCGCAGTGTGGATGATGCCGTCAAGCTGCTGGGGGATGCATGAAAAAAAATCTATCGCCTCTTAAAAGGCCAACATCTGCGCCAAGAGCCCCGCTAAGAACATTTATAGAAATGGCGGAAGAACTGGGGATTACAGAGGGATTGTTAAAAAGCAATCTCGGCCGCTCAAAAGATGCACCAAAGCCAGTTCTTGTTTCCAAAAACGTGCGGCGAGGGTCAAACAGTTGGTACGACCCTGTTGAAATGCGGCGTTGGTGGAAAAGTATTCAAGAGCCAAAGGGTGACGCATGACCCGCAAACGCAGCACCTACCGCCCCCGCGGCGTCAACCCCACGGCCCACCTCGTCGCCATCACAGGCGCAGCCCTGCTCACCCGCGACGACCGCACAGTCTGGGCGCTGCAGATGCACGACGCACTGGAGGCCGTGGCACGCGGCAAAGCCCAGCGCCAGCAGTGGGGCGTGATTTTCGACGCCGTGAACTTGGCCGAGGAACTCTGCCGCATGGGCCTGGCGGCAGACCCTGACGGCATCATCAGCGGCGCGCAGACAGCGTGCGCAGAGATCATCCGCCGGCAGCAGGCAACGGGCACGCGAGCGGTGCGGGCCGGGGAACTGGCTGCGCTGCGGTGTCTTGAAGTCGCCATGATCGACATCCTGGCCGCAGTGACGCACTCGGAGCGACTCCGCGCCGAGGAGCGGATCAGAGCTCGGACGCGGGAGGCACAGGCCGGCAGGATTCCGGGCGCCGAGGTGATTGATCCGGCGGTTTTGGAGGGGAAATGACAACGAAACTCGACTTCAGCGCGCTCGCACAGCGCCTGCTCATCAGCGCGGAAACCCTCGTCCCCCAGTGGCTCGCAGGCGGACGCAGGAGGGGCCACGAGTGGGTCTGCGGCGACCTGGCCGGCGGTGAGGGTGACTCCTGCAGCGTTAACCTCCTCTCGGGCCGCTGGGCCGATTTCGCCACTGGCGACAAGGGCGGCGATCTGATCGACCTGTATGCGGCTATCCATGAGATCGATCTGGGCGAGGCGTACCGCCAACTGGACGGCACGCCGGCAGCGCCAGCGAGGCCGGCGCGGCCGCCGAAACCGCAGCGCACGGTGATAACACCGGTCCCCAGCGAAGCCGCAGATCACGACTGCAGGCATCCCATATACGGCGACCCGTCGGCACGCTGGACGTACTTCGACGGCGACGGCAACGTTCTCGGCTACGTGGCCCGCTACGATCCCGAGGGGCAGCGCAAGCAGATCGTGCCCTGGACTTTCGCGCACGACGGCTGGGGCATGGGCCAGTGGCCGGTGCCGAGGCCGCTGTACCGCCTGCAGGAACTCGAGGCCCGCCCCGAGGATCCGGTGCTGGTCGTGGAGGGCGAGAAAGCCGCCGACGCGGCGGCGGGACTGACCGGCAGTCCGTACGTCTCGACGACCTGGCCCGGTGGCGCGCAGGCGCTGGGCCGCGCGAACTGGCGGGTTCTGCGGGGCCGGAAAATCCTGCTGTGGCCTGACGCTGACACTGCCGGCATTGAGGCTATGGAGCGCCTGGCGGCCATCCTGGCGCCTATCGCGGCCGAGGTTAAGGTCATCGACCCCAGCGGGCAGCCAGAGGGCTGGGACTGCGCCGATTCCGGCTGGACCCGGTGGGCCGACGCTCGGGCGTGGATCGCGCCGCGCGCTGCGCTCTGGAAGCCGCCGACACCCGAGCCAACACCGGAAACGCCGGCAGAGCAGGCAGTCGCAGCGCGGGACGTCAGCACGCTGGAGCCCGCAGAATGGTACGCGCGCTGGGCCTACATGGTCCCAGATGACGGATTTTTCGATCTGGTGGAGCGCACCGAAGTGAGCCGCTCAGCGTTCAACGCCCTGTATCGCTCGGTCAGGTGCCACAGTATCCACGCCAGCACCAGCGGCGCGGCACGCAAGATCGAAGCTAGTGTCAGCTTCGACGAAAACCGAGCCGCAATGGGCGCCCGCGTGCTGGCCGGCGCGACCTACGCGCCTGGGGCGTCAACGCTGTGCGAGCATCAGGGGCAGGCTTTCGGCAATAAATGGCGCGACGGCAGGCCCGTGATCACCACCAGCATAGACCCGCAGCCGTGGCTAGATCACGTAACCCGACTGATCCCCGACGAGGCCGAGCGAAACCACATGCTCGACGCCTTCGCTTTCAAAGTGCAGCGACCCGGGATCAAAATTAACCACGCCATCCTGATTGGCGGCGTGCCTGGCGCGGGGAAAGACAGCATGGTCGCGCCCCTGCTTTACGCCATCGGCGGCGAAAACAAAACCAATTGCGCATCAGTCGAAACCGCAGAATTACAGGATCAGTGGGGATACTATCTCGAGAACGAGTTGATTATTTTTAATGAACTGCGGCAGAGCGAGGCTGTGGACCGCAGGGCGCTGGAAAACCGACTAAAACCGATTCTCGCAGCGCCGCCGGAACTGCTATCGGTGCAGCGGAAATTCGCGCACCCGATACAGGTCAGGAATCAGGCGCTGGTGCTGGCGTTCAGCAATTACCGCGACGCGATTGCGATACCGTCAGATGACCGCAGATGGTATGTTTTGTGGACAGATGCGCCCAGAATGACCGAGGAAGAATCGACGCGCCTATGGGGCTGGTTCGCCCGCGGCGGACTGCAGGCCGGGGCGCTGTATCTGCGGCAGCGGGATGTGTCGCGTTTCGCGCCCGGGGCCACGCCGCCGTGGACCGAAGCGAAACAGATCATGGTTGCCACCAGCCGCAGCGGAGCGGAATCGTGGCTGGTGGACCGCATCGAGAAGCGCATCGACGAATTCCGACTCGGCCTGATCAGCGGCCCGTGGCAGCCACTGGTGGACCGCTTGCAGAATCAGGCGCCCCCGCATATCAGGCTGAACCTGCAGGCCCTGCAGCATGCGCTAGCTGAAGCGCGGTGGCAAGACCTGGGCATGTGCAAATCGCGCGCCCACCAGACCGCGCGCCACTGCTGGGCGTCGCCGGACTGGCGCGGGACGAAATCGGACGCGCGCGACGCGACCGAGACGCACCTCGGGTCTATGCCGACCCCGATGCGGCGCGTGGTCTGACCGGCTCCGCGCGCCACTCCAGCGCCACGCTGGCGGGTGCGTGGCGCCAGCGCCCGTACATGGCCAAAACAGCGGCGTCCTCGGCCAGATACCACGCGCGCAGGGCGTCGCGGTCATACGCTTGGCCGAAACTGACGTTTTCGGCGGCCCGCCAAGCGGCGATTGGGTCGACGCCGGATTCTGCGAAAAACCGTTCAGCGGCAACAATGCCGGCAGCGCGGAGATTGGGCGGCGCGTCGCAGTGGGTCAGGACAAGCATTCTCGATGCTCCAAAAAAACGCCCCGGCCGGCGATGGGCGCCAGGCGCCGGGGCGAAGCCGGCCACCAGGCCGACAGGAGGAGACAACGGTCCCGAGTGGGACCGCGCGATTATAGGTCCAACAGGACCGCCAGCAGCAGCGCCAGCAGGATGGCGAGGAGCGCCAGGATCACGGCGCACCCGTCAGAAAACAATTACGGCGCAACCCCAGGGGTAGCAATGATCTGTCTCGCCATCAAAGACGCCGGCAGAGACGTAATTCTCGACGGCCATGCGGACGTGATCAAATTCCGCTTGCGTCGGGTCCTCCCAAATCTGCTCCGGCGTGCGCCCCGGGCCGCTGACGGCGTGAATCGCCATGGCTACGGCCGGGTGAGTCTCGCGGCTAGCGGCCCACTCGCGGCTAACGGTGGGGGTCGGGTACTGCAGTGTGTGCATTTTCGTTGCTCCTCAAAACGGCGCCGGCTCGGCATTGGCCGGCGGGATTACGCGGCCCACAGGGCGCGCGCAGGGGGGCATGCTGGGGTAGTCCAGCAGTGCAGGCGGGAAAGGCCACAGGGGCCCGCGTAGGGGCTCGGCGGGGGTGCTGGGGGTGGGGGTCATGCCGCAGCGCGCCCGTAGCGCTTGGCGTTGCGTGCTGCGCCGGCATCGTGCGCGGCCTTGACGGCGGCATACAGCGGATGCGAGGGAATGACGCGGATACGGTCTTTGTCGAAATAATCGACCTGCGTATCGGTGTCGTTTTGCACTGCGAAGCACTCGCGCACCTTCGTGCTGAAGCCCTCATACCCGCGCCCGTAAATCGTAATCGTGGCGTCGGGATGATTGCGCAGGCCGCCTAGGCTGTAAAACACTTTTTGCAACTTCGCGCCCCGGTGATCCTTGATCCCGTTCCAGTAGAACAGCGGCGCATCCGTGATCACGCGCGCAGCTTCGGCAGCTTCGAACTCTGCGCGGGCTTTCGCGGCAGCGATGGCTTCGGCAGCTTCACGCTCGGCCACCAGTGCCGGCAGGTGCGAGACGTCATCAAGCACGTCGTCCAGCAGCTTGATGCCGATACCGGGCGCGTCGATGCCGCATTGCTCGATGCCGCGCAGCATACGGCCATCGAACAGAATTACATCAATTTCGCAGTCGTCGGCGCGGATCACGCGCAAGATGCCGATGCGCTGCGCCGGCTGCATGTTGACCGTGCCGCGCACGGCCACAATGGCGCCGGTGCCGTCAATGCCGCCGTAGCCGGCAGAAAACCGCACCATACGGCCAACGTGGATCTTCTCGGGGGTCGTCGTCATCGTCTTCCTCTTTATCTGCGCCACCGTGGCGCATCCCAGAACCCCCGGTGGGGGGCTCGGCGGATGCGTCACACCGGCATCCGGGTATAAAACCGGCCGCCGGACTCGACTATGCGACGGTCAGTGACGCCGCGCACCGGCGGGCAGCCGGCGAGCCGGATCTCAACGCCGGCACGCACTGCGGCTCGTTCGCCGGCAGTGAGGCCAGACACGCGGCGCGCGCCTTTCTGCGCACCCCAGCGGGTGCATGTGGCTTTCGTGGCGTATTGCATCTTCTCTCTCCTGCCGTCAGTATCAAAACCCGAGCGCCACCAGGGCGCCCAGGGCAAGGCCGAACGCGATGGCGAACGCCACGCAGGCGAGGGTCAGGGGTACGTTTTCCACGGTCAGCTCCAGCGCACAATGGCCGACTGCCCGTCGGCGTGGATGGGGACGAAGGGGCCGGAGTGATATCGCTCCACGCCGTCGCGCTCCAGCGTCATCCCGTGAGGCGAGCCGCTGACGCGGCGGCCCCAGCACACGTTATCCGGGTTCCATCCCTTGGCGATCAGCTTTTCCCGCAGGGCGGGGCTCATTTCGGTCGTCGTCGTCATTCGTCGTTCTCCAGTGTGCCCCGAATCGGGGCGGGAATCAGTTTCGACGCGTAAAACTCGGCAGATTCGAAATGCGAGAACACGCGCGATTCGATTACGCGCTCGGCATCGGTGTCGCAAAACACTACGCGCCAGGTTCCCAGTAGCGTGCGCGTCAGCGTCACCGATAGGCCATCGGACGCGTCTACGCGGCGCAGGATCGGGGTATCGTTCGGGGGGGTCATTTTCGATATCTCCTATCGTGCAAAACGCACGGTGTAGCCCGGCGCGCCGGGCTAACCCCTACGTTCACGCCGCGGCAAAATACTTAGCCATTGTCCCGTGAACAACAATCGCGACGCTGGCTTTACCAGGCCGATCGGCGCCGTCACACGCGCGGCAGGTCACACACTGCCGCCGGTCGCCACCTTCGGGCGACGCAGGGCAAACAATCTCGCGCGCGCCAAGCGGCTGATCAGCGCTGCGGACCCGAAACGTGCGCCAACCCATTGCGCGCGCTACGTCGCGCTCGGGCACGGTATCGACCGATGCCATTACCAGCGGCCGCAGCGCAGCGGCACGGCGCCATTGGTGGGTGTACCCCGTGTGGCCGTCAGCGTGGCGAACCAGCGTAAACCACGCGCGCGCCGGAATAGCCGCAGGATCACCATACGAACCGATACGGACCGTGCGACCTGCCAGCATGCGCGCGCCGGCCGTCGGGGACACTGCAGGGTATGAGCCTCGAACCCACGCGGCAAATACGGATTGCACGGACTGACCTACGTTTACGTAGCAGCTGCGCTTTATCTCGAGCTCCGGGTTTCCACGGTGGCCACAATCACCGCAAATACTCCAATCCGCCCCCGACGCTATCGCGTCCAGCGGGGACATATCGGCGCGCAGAATATAGGTCTGCACCATATCGCCGGTTTTCGAATTCTCCGAGTGCAGCACAGCTATGCCGATAATCGGCGCGCCGTCAATCACGCTCGGGCCGTCGTAAAACACAAATCCGCTCGGGGTCGTCATCGTCATCACTCCTGTCGTTATCCGCGCAAACCGCGCGCCATAACCCCGACTCGCGGGGCTATAACTCGGGGTCAATCCAAAAACATCGCAAGCGCGACGACGCTTATCAGCACGCCTACGCAGGCAATCATCATTACAAATTCCATTTTCTCGCTCCTATTTATCGGGCCCGTAGGCCCGTGGTTATTCGATCGCGATCACGATCTCGATCACGCCGTCGTCCGCGACCTGCAGGTCGGTCCAGTACGCGCCGGGATAGCCCGCGGTGAACGCGTAAGCGGCGTCCAGGTCGGCGAACTCAACCCAGCAGGCGCGCGCCGTGTCGGCGCCTACGTTCACGATCTCGATCCGTGCTTCCATCTCTCTACTCCTTGCGCACCGCCCATCGGCGCGACACACGCATCATTGGCGACTTTCCTTACGCGAAACTTACAGCGGCCGTCAGGAACGGTAGGGGCTTTCCCTAATCCGGGAAAACCCGCAGCAGCAGCGTCGGTGGCGATCGTGTGCGTAGTCTGGTGGCGTCGATGTGGGTGGTGCGGCTTCTCTCTGCGTGGCAAGAATGGCAATGAAAACCTAAACCATTAAGACAAGTTCAATGTTAGTAAGTACTTACATATATAGTAGTAGTATATATATGACCTGCGATTCCACTGCCACAATCGCCACAGACACCGAAACCTATACAAATCAACAACTTATAGCGATTTGCGACTAGGAACAGGCTACCCACAAAACTATCCACGGCCCTTTTTGTCATGCTGCCCTGACGTCAACCCGCGTTGACACGCCATCGAGCGTGGCATGCGTGGCAGTCGGCGCGAAGGACCGCCACCATTGCCACCGATGCCGGTTCCCAGCGCTGCGCTCGCCCTGCCGGCCCTGCGCTGCGCTGCACCATGGCGCAGGCCAGGCCGTGTGCATGCGCATCGTCAGTATGCTGACGACCAGGCGGGGGGGGGTGGGGTGCGGCGGGGACCCCCCGGCCAGGGCCCGCGCCAGGCGTCAAAGTGTGTGGAGCCCCCGCACAAAATTTTTTTTGCACTACACTTCGCGGATGTTCCGCGATCTCCCCATCCGCGCCCGCGAGCTAAAAGCCACGCCCGAAATGCTGGAGCGCATATACGATGCCGCTCGCTTGGGTTTGCGTGGAGAATCTCTTGCACTGGCGGCAGGTATGTTGCCGGCTGAGTTGGCGCGGCTGAAGATAATGGACCCGATAGCCGATGTGGCGGAAATGAAGGGCCGGGCCGACAGCGAGATGGAAATGTCCCGCGTGGTATTTGATGCTGCGCAGGCTGGGGATAGTAAGGCGGCGCTGGAGTTTCTCCGTCACCGGCACGACTGGGTGGCGAAGACGAATGTGCAGGTTGACGTAAATACTCAGATCAGCGTGGTGGCCGCGCTGGAGGCCGCGAACGGCCGGTTGCAGCGTGGGTTGGCGGTGGAGGTGGAGGATGCGATAGAGATAGCGCCGCAGCCGCGCCCCGCTGGTAAGATAGCCGCGCCGCCGTCGCCTGCGGCGCTGCCGGCTAAGGAGCCCGTGTATGCCGAACGCTTTGATGAACGATAACGCTGCTGCGATGTACGCCACGCGGTACACGGGTCCGAGGCCGGACAGGCCGGTGGTTAACGGGCGTGCGGTGGTGACGGCGGAGGAACTGGCGGATTTCCGGCGGCTGTTCGGGGCCGATAAGACGCTGCGGGATTTGCTGAATGCTGACAAGGCGCTGGTGCGTCCTGGAACGCCGTCGGCGATGGACCCCCGGGCGCGTGGGATGCAGGGGGCGAACGTGGCGCCGGGGATGCCTGGGGTGATTCCGGGTGGTGGCGCGGGGCCGATGGCGCAGGGTCGGATTTCGGGTGAGGTTGAACGGAATGTGATGAATGCGCTGATGGCGCTGGGCCCGATGATGGGCGGGATGCCGCGGGCGGCGAATGCGATGGGTATGGTCGGTCGTCGGCCGGGGCCGGGCGATTGGAGGAGTAATCCGCCGCCTGGCGCGGATCCGGCTCGGTGGAGTGAGATTGTTCGGCAGATTGAACAGGCGTATCCGATGACGGCGCCGCGGCAGGTGCCGCGCGCGGTGGTGCGGGACTGACGATATGGCTGACGGTAAGAATTTTTTGGCGCCGCCGTCGGTAAACGCACTGGCTAGGGCGGCGCTTGACCCGTTGCAGCGCGCGTATGGGGCGTACCAGCAGTATGTGGGGCAGCCGTTCCAGCAGGCCGTGCGCGGCGGCGTGCGAGGATATTTTGGCTTGCCGCTGATGTCCGATGCGTCGGCGCTGGGCCGCGAGGCGTACCGCCAGGGCGAGGCACTGGGATTTACACCCGGCGTTGGCATGCCCGCTGGCGCGGTGCGCGTAGCCGCCGAAAGTGCGCAGGCGTTGCCGTCAATTGCTGGCGAAATAGGGCGCGTAATCGGAGGAATGCCTAGTCGCGCTGCGGCGCGGCAGGCTCAGGATTTTGCTGCGTATCAGCGGTCAATTCCGCCCAAAGACATCAGCCCGCTGACGGCATTTCACGGGACTCCGCATACGTTTCCTGCCGAAGAAGGCGCGCCGTTGGGACGGTTTCGGTCGGAGAAGATTGGCAGCGGCGAAGGCGCGCAGGCGTATGGCTACGGGATGTATTTTGCCGAGTCTCCTGGCACCGCTGGTTATTACAAAGAAGTGCTGTCAGAAAAAATGTCAGGAACCGGAATAACTAAAATTAATAATTCTCCCCAAATTGGCGATCCAGAATATGGCGATATTCTTGCGCTAGACATGGATGATGCGCCTGCAAAAACATTAGTTGGCAAAGAGGCAATAAATTACTTGCAAAATTATTTGCAAAGATTTCTTAAATACGACAATAAAGAAGCAAAACTTGCTCTTGACTGGCTGGAAATTGCCAAACGTGAAAACTGGTCTGTAGAGTTGCCGGGTAAAGACGCAAAGAAAATTGAGGGATCGCTTTATAAAGTAGACATCCCAGATGCTATGGTTGACAAGATGCTGGATTGGGATAAGCCGTTGAGCCAGCAGCCTGAAATTTATCGCAAAGTTTTGGAAGATAAAAAGTGGCGCAAAAGACTTGAATTTAGAACCGATCAACAAGTCGGTGAGTTAACGGGCGCCGAACTTTATGGCATGGGGCATGACCAAATAAAAAATTTGGGCATTCCCGGCATCCGCTATCTAGATCGCAGTTCTCGCACTGCAGGCGAGGGCACTCGCAACATCGTTGTCTTCCCTGGGGAAGAACAAAACGTCAAAATTTTGAGCCGCGACTAACGGCAGGCGTATGTTTAGCCCGCGCCGATAAACCCCGGTAAATTCGATATAAATGCAGAAGCCGATATACACCGCGACCGAGGAGCAGGCGCTGATGACGCGCCTGTGGGAACCGCGTATTCGGGACGACCCCGAAGCGTTTGTGTTGCTGGCGTTTCCGTGGGGGCAGCCGAACACGCCGCTGGCGGCGTTCGACGGGCCACGGAAGTGGCAGCGTCGGGTGCTGCGGATGATGAGGGATCACATCGGGGCGAACCGTGGGCAGGTGGAAATGGACACCCTGCGGGCGGCGGTGTCAAGCGGACGCGGGATCGGGAAGTCGGCGCTGGTGAGCTGGCTGATTCTGTGGATGCTCTCGACGCGGATCGGCAGCACAGTGATGGTCAGCGCAAACAGCGAGGCGCAGTTGCGCGGCGTGACGTGGGGCGAGTTGACGAAATGGTCAGCAATGCTGATCAACAG